GTTACCACACCAACACTGGTTATGCAAGGTAACGAAGTTATAATCAACAATGATGGTAATGGCAAACTAAAAAGTGGTGGTGACTTAACACTTGACGATGATGTATATGTAACTGGACTATTAGATGTTCAAGGAAACACACAACTTGATGGGACACTTGACGTAGATGGAACAGCAACATTCAACGGCAATATGACGCTTGGCAACGCTAACACAGACACTATCACAGCAACAGGCAAACTAAACACCACAAACGGATTTAGATTTACCGTTATGGACACAGCAACAGCAAACTATATTTCAGGTGTTCTTGGCATCGCAAGTGCAGGTGATGCCGCTTATATCTCCGACGGTGATGCTGGCAACCCTTGTCTTGCGGTCTATAACGGATCAAGCTGGAAGCGTATAGCATTCGGTTCGGATATTAGTTCATCATAATAGGAGTGAGAGATGATTAAAACAAACGAGAAGGCTAAGGTGAAAACAATGAGAACAAATAGCACAGACACAGAGATAGCGATTATTAAAAAAGACATCGAAACAATCCGTGATAATCATCTACACCATATGAAAGAAGATATTGAAAAGATTGAGAAAAAAGTAGATAAGATCGATAACCGCATATGGTGGGTGTTAGGCATATTAGTCGCATCCACCGTAGGCACACTACTAGCGAATATGCTAGGGTAATACCTCAACCAAGAGGGTTAAACTGGGAGCAAAAGGAATGGATATACAAATGATGGAGATAACCAGTCTCCAACCATACGAGAGAAATCCTCGTAAGAACGACAAGGCAGTCAATGTGGTGGCGAACTCGCTAGAACAATACGGGTTCCAACAACCGATTGTGGTAGATAACGATAGAGTAATCATCGTAGGACATACACGATATCGGGCAGCAAAACAACTGGGATATAGTGAAGTACCAGTAGTAGTAGCGTCAGAGTTAGACGATAAGCAAGTTAAAGCATATCGTATTATGGATAACAGATCCAACGAAAACGCAGACTGGGACGAACAACTATTATTCCAAGAGTTAGAAGACTTATTAAGCGATAGTACATTACACGAACTATCATATGATACAGGTTATACAGAAAACGAACTAGAACGGTTATTCCGTGAAACAGACGAAGACCCACTAGAAAAGTATAACCAAACACTACAACTAAAGTCACGCAGAGGTGACTTATATATGTTAGGAGAGCATAAACTAGTATGTGGGGATAGCACTGATGTAGAGCATCTAGCACTGCTATTAGGAGACGAAAAGATAGATTTAGTATGGGAAGACCCGCCATACGGTATCTCATATGTGACAGCAAACAATATCTCATATAGTGCAGAAGAAAATAAACTACGAGATCAGAATAGAGCAATCCAAAACGATGACTTAACACCAGAACAACTGGACGAACTATTAAACGGTCATATGGAAGCATTGATGCCATACTGGAGAAACGGTGGTTCAATATACTGGTCACACGATATTAGATTTACACAGCAGTTCAGAGACCTATTAGAAAAGCACGGGTGTCATATTTCTGACACCTTAATATGGAAGAAAAAGAACGCCAGCAACTGGTTAGCAGATTACGCAAAGTTTTACGAACCTATCCTATACGGATGGAAAAAAGGTGCAGAGCATAACTGGTATGGTAAAGGTATGAACCCGAATGTAAATGATCTGGATGACTACGATAAGATGAGCAGAGACCAACTCTTAAAACTAGTCAAGTCAATCCATAGCAATGTATTCACATACGCAAGAGAGGATCAGAAAACAGCGTCAATACACCCAACGGTAAAGCCAGTAAAGCTAATCGCATACCATATTATGAACTCAACCAAACCCGGAGAGATCGTATATGATGGGTTCAGTGGTAGTGGATCAACTATTATGGCATGCGAGAAAACAGGAAGACAAGGTAGAGGTATAGAGTTCGAACCAAAATACGTAGATGCGATAATCAAAAGGTGGCAAGAGAAGACTGGATCATATGCACGTCATATAGATGGAACACTATGGAACGATATGGAGTATTATGATGAGGGGCAGTAAGAAAGATAAGTCAGGTACGGTTACCAAAGAAGGTATCGTAGTAGGTAGAGATAAGATAGTAGTAGTGCCAGAAGAAGTAGAGAAACTAGCCAAACTTTGGTGCACAAACCGTGAAATCGCAGAATGGTTCGGTATAGAGGAAAGCACACTGAAATATAACTTTAGCGATATTATCGCAAAAGGGCGTAGTGAAACAAAACAAGCACTTCGTAGAGCGCAACTTAAAAACGCACTAGAAGGAAATACAACCATGCAGATCTGGCTCGGCAAACAGATTTTGGGGCAACGTGAGACACCAGTGCAAGAAGATATTAATAAGATCCTACCGTGGAGTGATGATGCCACTGAATAACCCCCAGAAAGCAGTGGCGTCCAGCGAGGCAAGGTTCCGTGTTCTGGTAGCGGGGAGACGCCTGGGCAAAACCTTCCTCGCTGTAAGGGAACTAGCAAGGTTCGCTAGACATCCCAACAAAAGAGTATTATATATCTGTCCAACGTACCAACAAGCACGTGACATTATATGGGCAGACTTAAAAGAAAAACTATCCAGGTTAGGATGGATAGAGGCAACAAATGAAAGTAGGTTGGAGATAACGTTGGTAAATGGATCAACAATCATATTAAGATCCGGTGATGCTGGTGAAAGACTGCGTGGTCAAGGATTTGACTTCGTAGTATTTGATGAGACCAGTGACATCGCATCAGAGATATGGACAGAAGTTATACGTCCAGCACTTTCAGCGCAAAAGCCACCTGGTAGTGCTTTATTCTGTGGCACACCAAAAGGTATAGGCAACTGGTTCAAGGATATCTACGATTTAGGTAAAGTAGATCCTGACTGGGCGAGTTTTCAGTATCGCACGATTGACGGCGGTAATGTCCCGGAAGAAGAAATAAATGCAGCCAAACGAGACTTATCCGAGAAAGTCTTTAGGCAGGAGTATGAAGCCAGCTTCGAGTCCTTCCAAGGTTTGATAGCATACAACTTCGACGAGGACAACGTGTGCGAATGGAATCCGTTCCCAGCGAAACAACTCATCGTTGGATGTGACTTCAACGTTGAACCCACAACAGCCGTCATATATGTAAGAACCGAAAATGGACTACACGCAATAGACGAGATAGTCTTACACGCTTCGCATACAGAAGAACTATGTGAAGAAATCAGAAAC